AGTACCGATCAATAGAACGTCTGAAGCCTTTAACCATCGGATTACATTTACATCATCTGTAGCTAAAGTGAATGCAATAGATTCATCGTCTAAGCCAGTACCCTGATTCATATTCAGGAAATCACCGGATTTACTAGCCCAAATTGTTTGTGGCTTATTATTTGTACCTGCCCAATACAGCCTTTCCTCAAAGAAGGTTACACAGCTAGGGTAATCCCCTGCACCGGCAACAAAGTCAGAAGGGGCTGAAGTGAAGGAGAGAGTTGCAAGCGTCCAAGCAATATCACTGGTACGTGTCAACTTACGTGGGGCGTGACTAGGGTGAGCGATATAGAGAGTATCGGCTGATTGAGCAAAGTACAAATCGAATAGTTGAGCCGTAGTAAATGGTGTCACGATTTCTACAGGGGCACCACCTGTCTGTATCTGCCCATTATCCTTGTAAACCCTGATATACAGATTACCAAATTCTAAAATGTATGCTTGGGTAACACTAAATTCAAATCGGACTAAACGTACCTTAGCGTCCTGAGTAGCCAGCTTAACGCTAACCGTATCCAACGTATGTGTAGCCCCAGTTGTATGTTTAAAGCCAATAAATGTTGCAGTGCTTAATGCGATAAATTCTATCGTATGAGTGCCAACAGCGTAGGAAGTAGAGGCAAGAATATCAACACCACCTGTTGCTGTACCAATTTGCACATTGATTGCTCCAGCACCAATCACGAAGCTCATCACATAGCGTTTACCAGCTACAGTGGTAATTTCATCTTCAGCCCAACCGTAGTTACTGCCATCTACTGACACAATATTCATCAGGTTTGTAGCATGAGCAATCGAACTACCAGAACCTACGCTCTTGTTTGTCCACCCAGTAATATTAGATGCAAAGGTGCCATTAGCCACTAACTCAGAGCCACTAGCTACGCCCTTAGCTTCTGCCACATAATTAAAGCCACCTCTTCTAACTACACCACCATGAGGTAGGCTATAGGCATTTTTCTGGGTCTTTAGGCCGTTGCTGTACTTATTAACGTCAACACGACCATGCAGTCTGGCTGATAATTGACCAGCCGTAAAATTGGTTTGAATAGGCCATACTTTTGCCATTTAGCGGAACCTTACGTCAGTCAGTGTATCTGTCTCAATAATTTCTGGAGTGCCTTCTTGAGAATCAATAGCTCTAGCGTCACGCACTACAGCATCATACAGTTGAGCCATTTGTTGCATTACAGTGGTAGAACGTGCAATAGGGTAGGCTAATTTCCACGCCATACGAAATACTAACGCTTGGTATAATAGAGCATCAAACTGTGTGGCATCTTCTAATCTTTTAATATAGGTAATATCTACAGTAGATTCTTCAGTGAGTAATTCCCGTCCTTGTATTTCAAAGTCCAGTTTGATATCCCCTGTTACAGTACGGACATCAAGTACACGCAAACAATACGGGTCTGTAGGAAGAGTAAACTTGTACTTCCAATAAATTATTGGTGTATCAACAAGCGAAGCTAGATTAGTAGTTGTAATCGCACAACTCCATCTATGGCTACGCAATAACGCATCACGCTCCCCTTCATAAAAACGATTGACTAGAACAGCATTAGAATCGTTATCAGAAAAACTGGTTATTGTATTTGCCCCTAAAAGCAACAACGCTTCATTCGCTAAATCTACTTTAGAACCCATCTGTTACTCCGCAAATATTAACCGTTTAATAACACGTATCATGCCAGTTGGCACTTTAATTCTTTCACCTACCGTAGTTCCCGGTGGGACATCCCCTTGTAATAGAAATATCTTAGCTTGTGCGCTACTTCTTACAAACCATCCCATGAAACGTACTCTGGGCGAGTCTTCTAAAAATTCTGTTGTATCGTCCTCAGACCAATCATTACGTATCAGCGTATCATCCCACTCTACGTAATACATGGCTCCTTTTTTTAATCTCATATCAGCCCTAAAAGCAGGGTGACACCCGAAGATGCCACCCCACAGGTTTAGTTAGGATCAGCGTACATTATATGAAAATCAAATGTATCTGCTGCCAAAGAAGTACCGGCACCCAACGCAAACGTCAGGATCATTTCTCCGGTAGTTACATAACCAGTATCGTGCGTTCCACTTTCGTGGAAGTTAGTTACTGTCCTAGCTGAATCTGCTGCAACCGCACTGATAAAAGCATCAGCATCCAAAGCAACAGCAGAACCGTCACTCTGAGTAGTATGAGCAGCATACCCCACATTAACCGTAGCAGATGACTCTAGATCACTAATGATCGCCATAGACTGCGGAAGAATGCGTACACCAGAAGGAATCGTCATAACTTGAACGACATCAGAAGAACTGAGAGCTTGCCCAGTAAATCTAGAATACCGATAAGTTACTCCGTTCCAAGTGGTTGGAGCGTTTTTAGTACCTGTACCGTCTGTAGCGGAAGTGTACTCTGTACTTTTATAAGTAGCCATTTTACACCTCCATTAAGAATCAGTACAAGCAATTTCTACAACCTTCTCGTCTTCAATGCGAACCGCACCGAGACACATTTGGGCATAGACTTGCGTACTATAGTTTTTATCTGAACGTTCCGTAATTTCGGTTTTAACGTCCATACCTAGACTCAAGCCAACTCCATCGTGAATCCAAGCAATACACTGGGTATCACCATTAGAGTCGCTTGTTAAACGCTCAGAGCGAATGAATTTGAAACCTAAGAAGGTGTCAATCTCACCAGCTACTAGAGCTTTGACCGTATTGTAATCTGAGCTTTGAATTTCAGAATCTCCGAGAAGATCATAAAACTGGTTGCTCTTCATAACAATACAACGTGGTAGATCAGGATCAACATCTGAGGAATCTAGAATTTGTTTAGCTTCTCTCAGTTTTGTGATGTTCATATCCGTAGTACCGGATACAGCAATTTTCTGTGCAGCAGGTAGTGCTACATTAGAAGATGAATCGTTTTCATCCACGCTGACAGCATTGCCCAACATTGCAGAGATAAGCACATCATCCATCGTTCTACCCATAGCCCATACTCCAGCTTTCATGTATTCGCTGGTTGGATCAGCAAGCATTCGGACTTTATCAGCCTTGTCAACTAAGTCGGCCCAATTGTAGTCTTCCATGCTTACTCTCCTGCGAGAGTGGGGGGTAGAGATCAATGGTGTATCACTATGACGGCTCGTAATTTTTTGTGCAGATGTACTGCCCAAGCGGTCAAAGTGATCGTACTTGCCTTGTATATCCGTGTTAACACGCACATACTCACGCAAACGTGAACCTTTTTGCTGTACTAAGTGGATAAAGCTGTCCCTAAACTTCTGGGCAAACGCCTTATTTACTTCAGTACTCATAATAGACCTCTATAAAAAGAGATTAAAAGGAAAAGAGTTATCTACACTATGTAGGCTCTATTTGCGTGAAGATTTGGTTGTCTTTTTCAAGGCCGTTTTCTTCACAATCTTGGGCTTCTCCGCTACAACTTTAATACGTGAAGCACCGGGGCACACACTGTAGAATGTTTCAGCAGCAGTCTGCCGATCATAATAAGTACAGTACCCATATTGTTCTGGGGTGGATTTACTACCCACAGTGCGCTCTCTGTGTGTAAATTGCCCACAGTCAGAACATTTAATATTCTCTTTAATCATACTACTCTTCTGCATAGACTACATCATACAAATGATCTCTATATGATATAGCCTCTAAATGCTTAGGATGAGTATTATCAAATAACGCCTCGTTATACTTATGCGTCTTGTCCTTCATCATGGCACCAATTTCTAGTTTAGCCGAATCCGAATCAATAGAACCTGAGTCTTTACCTGATCCAGCTAATGCTGGCTCATTAAAAGCAGAACCGATACGGTGGAGAAACTTAATCATTGCCACATTATTTGTTACGCCTGTGTCATTTACAAACTGTTTTAAATCATCGTCTGCAAATCTGTTAAACGCTCTACGTGAAACAGCCAAGTTTTTAGCGTACTCTGTCGGCCCCCACTCTTTCTTAAGAGCAGTTTCAGCATCTAATCTTGCTTGTTGCAGAGATGCTTCTGTATTAACGTGACCATCCACTTCCATATTATGATAAAAGTCAATCGCAGCCTGTGCCTGTTTATTGGTTAAACCTGATTCATGTGCTTGGTCTAAGAATGCTTTAATTCTGTTCTGGTCGTAATTAGCATCAGGCATATTCAATTCATACTTGTCTGCTGCCTCTGGTCTACCAATTTGATTGTAGAAATTACTCAAGTCTTCTTCTGTAGCATCTTCTCCCGGCACCTTAACTCTAGAACCAACCATTTTCTGTAACTCTAGGTACGAAGTACCCAACGCTCCAACATCTTTAAATTTGGATAACGTGTCATTGCCCTGTAAATCTTCTGGCAAATGTTGTGTTTGCCATGTGTCTTCTGCTACTTCTGGTTCCGTGTTAATGAGGTTATCGCTTGTAACGGCCTCTACTTGCTCTTCCATTCTTGCTCCTTTAAGTAATTGCAAGCTACTTTAGCCAAGTCAAAGTATTCTTGCTTAGTCATAGTCCGACTGTGGACTTCGTTATACATTTTTCTTGTATCACATAAAAAAGGTCGTGAATCATACACTGAGCAAAGATTGTCTTCGGTAATATCCGGGCACCCTATTGCTCGACAACACGCCCCACACTGGTCGCAATCAAACTTCCATTCTTCAGATTTGTACTTCCTCTTGTTGAGTTGGTCTGTTTTCTCTATTTTTGTAAGCATGAATCTGTGCTTTTAATCCTAATACTAGACCCCTACCGCCTTCATTAAAGTAGGTAGAGTATGGATCATTTGGTTCGGCTGAAATCTGGTTTAAATAAACTTGCTCTAAAAATTGTAAGACTCTTTCTCCATATATTCCTGAAAATGTTTTTGCAATAGCTTCTCTAATTTCATCCAGTTCATTGTACTGGGAACGCATCCTGTCCTCCTAGTGCTGTTACCATTGGAGCAGCTTTACCGGCACCCTCAGCGACCTGAGATGCCTGAGCAAGTTGTTCTTGCATTGCAAGTTTTTCTTGC